CCTCGAGCAGGTCCTCGAGGACGAGACCTACTTCGGCATCAACTACACAATCGACGAAGGCGACAAGTGGGACGACCCCGCGGTGCAGCGGAAGGCCAATCCCAACTACGGCGTCAGCGTCCGGCCGGACGACCTCGAGCGCAAGACGAAGCGCGCGAAGGGCTCGCCGGCGTCCCTGAATAACTTCCTCACGAAACACCTGAACGTCTGGGTCAAGGCCGAGTCGACCTGGATGCCGATGGACCGGTGGCAGGCCTGCGCTGATCCAGCGCTCAAGATCGAAGACTTCGCCGGCGTGCCGTGCTGGATCGGCGTCGACCTCGCGGAGGTGCGCGACGTCGCAGCGCTCGTGGCGCTCTTTCAACCGGAACCCGGGAAGTACGTCGCGATTCCAAAGCTTTACCTACCTGAAGAGACCATCGAACGATCGCCGATCGCGCAAGTGAGTGGCTGGGTGCATGACGGCCACCTGATTTCCACGGACGGCCAAGTCGCCGACTACCTGCGCCTCGAAGACCAGATCGCCGACTGGTGCAACACGCTGAACGTCCAGGCGATCTGTTTCGACCGCGCGCTGGCCGCGATGATGATGCAGTCCCTGCAGCGCCGCCTCGGCGGCACGCCGGAAGTCCTGATCGTCAATCAGAACGTCGAGACGATGAATCCGGCAATGCAGGCCATCGAGCGCCTGGTGATGAACGGAGACTTTCAACACCCGGACAACCCCGCCTACACCTGGATGTGGAGCAACGTCGTCGTCCAGCGCAACTACAAAGACGAGATCTACCCACGGAAGGCCGGCGGGAAGGATTCGCCGAACAAGATCGACGGACCGGTCGCCACGCTGACAGCGTTTTCGGTGGCCGATCGCAGCGACGGCAGCGGCGCCTCAGCCTACAACGAGGACGGGATCTTTCTCATATGACGACGAAGCGATCCCATCGTCGGAGTCGTGGCGTCATCACCCGCGTGGTTGAGAGCGGCGTGCTGGCTGAACTCAGCCTCGACGGCGTGATTGCCATCGCACTCGTTTTGATAGGGGTCAGCGTCTATCGCCTGTCGCCATCGCTGGTGTGGGGCTACGCCGGCCTGGTGGTGTTAATCCCAGCGTTGATCGTAGCGCACCAGCGCGCCGCGGCCGCGAAGGACGCAGGGAAGGCCACGCCGTAATGTTTGCCGAGCGACTCTTCGAACGACGCGGCGAGGAGCTCGCCAACACGGGGACATTTTCGTCTCCGTCGGTGTCGTTGTTGTCGGCGCTCGGCGCGGGTGCGACGACCTCTGGGGTGAAGGTCAGCGAAGCCAGCGCTGAAGGTATCGCGACATGGTTTGCCTGTCGGCAGATCATCAGCGAAACCATCGGCCAGGTCCCGCTCAAGGTGTTTCGAAAGCTGCAAGGCGGGAAGGAACCCGACGAATCGCATTCGCTCTACTACGTGCTGCACGACCAGTTCAATCCCGAGATGACGGCGTTTGAAGGGAAAGAGCTGCTCACGCGAAACGTCGTGGACTGGGGCAACGGCTACGCCGAGATCGTGCGTGACGCCGGCGGCCGCATTCGGGCGCTCTGGCCCTTATCCCCGAGCCGCATGTTTGTCGATCGGGACGAATTCAATCGCAAGCGGTTCCGGTACCGCGCCGGCAGCGGGCAGCTGTTCGAATGGATTCACGACTCCGCGCGACCGCCCATCTTTCATCTACGCGCGAACACCCTCGACGGACTCATCGGCCGCTCGGCGATTCGCATTCTCGCGGACTGCTTCGGCTTGACCAAAGCTGCGGAGGAATTCGGCGCACGGTTCTTCAGCGGTGGCGCCATGCCCGGCCTGGTCGCGACCTACACCGGCACGCTCACGCCGGCGCAGAAACAGAATCTCCGGGAGAGCTGGCAGCGTGTCGGAACCGGCCTGTCAAACGCGCACCGGCTGGCCATCCTCGAGAACGACATCAAGCTCGAGAAGCTGGGGATCGATCCAAAGGCGGCGCAACTCAACGACCTGCGTAGCTTCCAGACCAGCGAAATCGGACGGATCCTCCGAGTGCCGCCGCACATGTACGGCGATACGGAGAAGTCGACGAGCTGGGGCACCGGCATCGAGCAGCAGCAGATCGGTTTCGTGAACATCACGATGATGCCGTGGTTCACGATGTGGCAGCAGTCCATCGGTCGTGACCTACTGACCGCGAAGAGTTTCGAGACCCACACCGCACTGTTTGTGATCGAGGCGCTGCTCCGTGGCGACTTCAACTCCCGCCAGGCGGGTCTCCAGATTCAGTTCCAAAACGGCGTGCGCACCGCGAACGAATGGCGGGCGCTGGAAGACATGAACGCGCGCACCGACGAGTTTGGCGACGAAGCCATGGTGCCCGTCAACAACATGGTCCCGGCGTCACTCGCGCGGGTGCGCTTCGAAGCGCAAGCCTCTGCGAAACCCGCCGCCGCAGTGACGCCGGAACCAGCTGCCGATCCGAACGCCGCACGCGTGCTGGAGCTGGAGACAGAAGTCAGGGAACTGCGCGAATCGCACCGGCAGCTTGACGAACGGCAGCGCCAGGCTGACGCGGTGCGAGCGCAGCAGCCGCCGCAGGTCACGTTCGCGGAAGGTGCCATCCAGGTAGACGCCCGCACGACGGTGGAACCGACGCACATCGATGTGCATACGCCCGCGGTGACCGTCGACGCTCCCGTCACGATTGCGGACGGCGCGGTGCAGGTCACGGTACCGCCATCGCCCGTCACGATTGCCGAAGGTGCGGTGCAGGTGACGGTGCCGCCGGCCGTGCAGGTCGAGCGCGTCACGACCGTCGAACGGGATGAACAGCGGCTGATTCGATCCACGCGGACGCGCGACGTCCCGGTGAAGGAGTAGCTCGTGGCCGCGTTCAACAAGTTCAATCAGTTCGTGCTCGACCTCGGGGCGATAAAGCACGACTTCGCGAACGACACGTTCAAGGTTCTGCTCACGAATACCGTGCCGAATGCGGCGGACACCGTGGTGGATACCACGACGGGCACCTGCACGGTTAAGGCGACCTCGAACGCCGCCGAGATTGCGGCCGGGAACGGCTATACGAAGGGCGGCAATGCGGCGGCCTTCACCAGTTGGTCGGGGAGTCCGGCGAAGCTCGTGCTCGCCGATCCCGCCGTCTGGACCGCGGCAGGCGGCACCATCGGGCCGTTTCGGTACGCCGTGCTCTACAACGACAGCAAGGGCGCCGCAGCAACTAGGCCGCCGGTCGGCTGGTGGGACTACGGGTCCGCCATCACACTGCAGATCGCGGAAACATTCACGGTTGATCTGGATGCCGCGGCAGGCGTGTTGACGGTCACATAGCGCGATGGCCGGGCTCAATAGTTACGTCCAGGTCGCGCCGGATTCGACCGGGAAAAAGATCCGGAACGTCGAGCTGGTGCTCGTCAAGGCGGACGGGTCGGAACACACGGTGGAGGCGCAGGTGATCGCGCTCTGCGATCCGAGCGGACGGTTGATCTCGGCCTCGACGACGGAACTGGTCGACGAGATTCGGGCGACGAACGAGAAGTTGGACACGCTCATCGAACTGATCGCGGAGGCCTTCGACTGTGATCTGAAACAGTCGCTGGCGAAAAAGGGCGGGCGCCACTTCCGCGCCATGAAGGAGAGATAACGCTATGGCGGGGATTGAAGCATTTCTCAAGGGCTGGGTCTCGCGGATGTTGCCGCAGGCGGAAACCGACAACGATCCCGGCGTCGTGCGTCTGGGGCGCTACGGGGACGTCTGGACCATCGGCGGCGTACGCAAGCAGCACGGCCTGGCGGACGAAGGCTCGTACTTCGTCACCAACAACGCGCAGACCGGCCTTGCCGCAACCGCCCTCAGCGCGCCGACGGCCGCGAGCCCGTTTCTTCTCATCGCGAACACGGACACCGCCGGGAATCAGAACGCGAAACGGATCCATCTCGACTACATCAATCTGCTCGCGACGGCCGCCGGCGGGGCGGCCTCGACCCTGCTCTATGGCGGGCTGGCAATCGTCGTGGACACGGGGAATCGGTACAGCTCAGGCGGCACGAACCTGACCGCGAACATCGTCAACCCGAACGCAGATGTTTCGGCGCGCGCCTCCATTGCGAGCGTGTATGCCGGCGCAATCGTTGCGGCGGCGGCCACCGGGAACGCCCGGACGCTGGTCGGGTTGCGCAACATTCGGCAGGCCGTCTCAGCGACTGTGCTGTTCGTGGTCGGGGACGTGCTGCACTTCAATTTCGGCGGGGTGGAACCTCCGGCGAACGCCGCCTTGACCGTGGCGAATGCGCATCGGCTGAGCGAACAGTTGCCGCCGGTGATCATCGGACCTGGGCAGTGTGCGTTGATCTACATCTTCGGGCAAGGGGCGACCACGCCGTCGGCGCCGTCGCTCGCGCCGGAACTTGGTTGGTGGGAACGGTAGGCGAGTAGCCGATGCTGCTCGATCTGCTGTCGCTCGCGTCGGCGCGGCAGTACACGCTGCAGGCGGAGTCAGGGTCGTTCGTCATCAGCGGGCAAGGCGCGGCGCTGCTCGAGGGGCACGTCCTCACCGCGGCGGTTGGCACGTTCGCGGTCGCGGGCCAGTCGGCGTCCCTGCTGAAGGCGTATCGGCTGACGGCCGGCGCCGGCAGTCTCTCGGTGACGGGTGTCGCGGCGGTCCTGACGAAGGGCTTCGTGCTGAGGGCCGCGGCTGGGACGTTCAGTCTGACGGGACAGGACGCGGCGCTGAAAGAAGCGCATGTCCTGGCGGCGGCAGTCGGTGCGGTGGCTCTGGCTGGACAAGCCGCCCGGGTGCTCAAGGGATCGGTGCTGTCGGTCGAGGCTGGCAGCGTCGCGGTGAACGGACAAGCGGCGAATCTCGCGTATACGCCGGCCGGCAGTACCTACACGCTCACGGCGGCGGCTGGCAGTTTCGCGGTGAGCGGCATCGACGCGACGCTGAGGCGGACGGCGATTCTCGCAGCGGACGTGGGAACGTTCGACGTCAACGGCCAGGCCGCGGATCTGGCGGCCGGGGTCCCGCGGCGCGAAGAGGTGCTGATCGTCTCGCTCGGGAGCCGATCGATCCCGCTGATGCTCGACATCGAGCGGATTCCCAAGCGGGCCTACGGGTTCAGGGCTGGGACTGGGCGGTTCGCGGTGAGCGGTCAGGCGGCGCAGCTACTCGTCGCGGATCCACTGGCGGCCATGCGAGACGACGACGCGGAATGGTTGCTTATCAGGGCGGCATAGAGGGAGTCAGGACATGAGCAAGGAATTACGAGCAGCGCTCGGCGCACGGGAGCAGCGGTTCATTCCGGCCGCCAGCGCCACGGTGAGTACACGGGCGGGCGAAGACAAGGCCCCCGTCATCGAAGGCTACGGCGCGCTTTTCAACGACGAGACGGTCATCGCCGGGTACTTCCGTGAACGCATTCTCCCGGGTGCCTTCACCGAGTCGCTCGCGCAGGACGACATCCGCGTCGCGTTCAACCACAGCGCCAACGCCATCCTCGGCCGCACGAGTGCGAAGACCGCAACGGTGGAAGAGGACGCCAAAGGGCTGAAGTACACCGCCATCCCGCCGGACACGATGGCCGGCCGGGACACGGTCACCTCAATCAAGCGCGGCGACGTCACCGGGTCCAGCTTCCAGTTCGAAATCGAGAATTCGGACGACGAGGAATGGGACTGGGAAGGGCAGACCAAGCTCGGCAAGCTCCCGCTCCGCACGATCAAGCGCGCGAAGCTCTGGGAATGCGGGCCGGTTGCGTGGCCGGCGTACGAGAACACCTCCGTCAGCGCGCGTGCACTGGCGACGATTGAAGAGGCCCGCGCGGCTGAAGCGGCTGCGAAAACCGCGGCCGACGCTGCGACGAAGGCCCAGACTGTCGAGCAGCTCGACGTGCTCGCCCGTGAATGCGACCTGATCGGACTCGAATGAGTTCTGTCGGTCTCACGGCGCGACTCGTCGAGCGCTCGAGCACGGAAGATCGGTTGCTCGGGTTCCGCTGTTCGGGTCGAAAGAAGAACGGCGAACCGTGTAACAAGCTGCTCCTCGAGATGCACGAGGACGCGATCCGGGCGGGCAAATTCGTCCGGATCAAGTGCAAGGACTGCAACGGGTTCAACTTTTTTACGGGTACGAACGCCTCCTGACGATCGGCGGCGACAACTGAATACTCAAAGGCTCTTCGAAGCCAGTTGAGGCCCACCGCGCGACGAGGCCCTGTGAACGCGCTTACCGCAGGGCCTCTCTTTCTGTTTTGGCCCTGCACCGCGAAAGGACAGGGCCATGAAGGAACTTCGAGACCAGCTCCGCGCCAAGCTGAATGAGGCGCGAGCGATCGTCGAGAAGGCGAAGACGGAAGTGCGCGGCATGACGGCCGAGGAAAAGGCGTCATACGACACGCTCATCGCCGCGACGGCAACCATCAAGGAACAGATCAGCGTTCACGAACGCGCCGCCGAACTCCAGAACGAACTGGATTCGATGGCGCCGGAATCCCAGCGCCAGGCACCGGCACAGCCGGAAGGCCGCCAGGCGGCGGATCCCAACATCACAGTCGTCACGCCGAAGTACGAGCGGGGCGACGCGCTCGGCGCGCTCGTCGCGGCTCGGCACCGGTTCGGCCAGGACCACGCGGCGGCCAGCAAGTGGGCCGAGCGGCAGTACGGCTCGGGCTCGTTCCAGTTCCGTGCGATGCAGCAGTCGGTCTTCACGTCCGGCGGCGCCACGATCGCGGAGAACTTCGTCGGCCAGGAGCTGATCGAACTGCTCCGCGCGAAGGCGCAGGTTCGGCTCGCCGGCGCGCGCGAGCTCCCGCTCGTCAACGGGTCGGCCACGATCCCGAAGATCACCGGCGGCGCGACGGCGTACTGGGGCGCGAACGAAGGGGACAACATCACCCCGTCCGAGCTCACCACTGGCAGCATCGTGCTGACCGAGAAGAAGCTCACCTGCCTCGTGCCGGTCAGCAACGACCTCCTGAAGAACAGCAATATCGCGGTCGATCGGTTGATCCGCGACGACATGGTGCGCGCCGCGGCCATCGCGGAGGACACAGCGTTCCTCAAGGGTCCCGGGACGTCCGGCTCGCCCAAGGGGATCTACTACTGGGTGCCGGCGGCGGGCAAAGGCAACTCGGCGGGCGCGACGCTCGCCAACGTCCGCACGGACATCCAGACGGCGCTGAACCGTTTGGGTAATGCCAACGCTCCTGAAGAGCGCCGCGCTTGGTTCATGCACAGCCGGTCGATCAACTACATCGGCTACAGCCTGGTCGACGGGAACAGCAATTTCGCGTTCCCCGAGATGCGTGGCAAGGACAAGACGCTCGATGGCGCGCCGGTCTACAAGGACAACAACATCTCGATCGCGCTGGGCGGTGGCACGAACACCGAGCAGTACTACGTCGAGATGTCGGAGTGCTTCATCGGCGACAACGGCGCGCTGGAGCTGGAACTGTTCGCCAACGCGACCTACGCGGACGCCAGCGGCACGCTCCGCTCCGGCATCTCGCGTGACGAGTCGGTCGTGCGGTTGATCCGGAAGACGGACTTCGGCATGCGCCACACCGAGAGCGCGTTTGTGCTCGAGGCGGTCACCTACTAGGTCGCGCGTGGACCTTCGCAGGGCTGGGGCCTTCGGGTCTCAGCCCTGACGATTCACCATTTTCGAGAGAAGGGAAATTCAGCCATGAGCCTCAACGATCAGTACGACATCGGACGTCAGCTCGTCGCCGCGGTCGGTGTGTCGCCGACGGTCACCCCGTCCAGCTCCGGCGGCGTGGCCGTCAACGGCGGGACCATCGACCGCCTGGCCTACTCACGGCGCTACTACAGCGCCAAGTCCATCGGCCGCGGCCTCTTGGTGGCCTCCACGCAGGGCGCCGGCACGCTGGCGGCCTCGTTCCAGCACTCGTCCGACGGGACCAGCTGGGACAACTACTCGACGGCCACGAACGCCTCGAAGGCGTTCGGATCGACCGGGACGACCGGATCGAACACGGGCGTCAGCGACGTCGTGGAACAGCCCGTCAGCTTGGCGGGCGCGCGCCGGTATATCCGGCAGGTCCTCACGCCCTCGTTCCCAAGCGGCACGTCGGGCGATTCGTTCTCGTACTCGGGCGTCGTCGTGCTCGGTGGTTCCGACGAACTGCCGAACACGTAGTTCGACCTGGCGCGGGCGGTCATCGGATCGTCCGCGCCAACTTTTACACGCGGTTTCGGAGGAGGGAACTGCATGCGACAGGTCGCTATTCTCGGGTTTGCGGACACGTACGCGCTGGCACAATTTGAAGATCCAGGCGTCGAGATCTGGGGCATCAACGAGCTGCACCGGTATCTCCCGCGGTGGGATCGTTGGTTCGAGCTCCACAGCCGAGAGGCGTTCGAGATCAAGGGCAACCGCGATCAGGACGCGCACGTGAAGTGGCTGCAGAGTCAGCCGGGCGTCGGGCAGCCAGGGCATCGGCCGATCTTCATGCGGGAACTGTTCGCTGACATCCCCGCCGGCGTCGTGTTGCCGCTGGAGTGGCTGAGCGACCGGTTCTTTGTGCGCTTTGGGCAGCAGCCGTACTTCACGAGTTCGATCGGCTACATGCTCGCGATGGCGATCGCCGAAGGGCGCGACGAGCACTTCGTGCCAACGGGTGACGGCTCGGACGCCGTCGGTTCGGTCGGGGTCTTCGGGATCGACCTGGCGAGCGACACGGAATACGGCGAGCAGCGGCCGAACGCCGAGTACTTCATCGGCTTGGCACGGGGCCTCGGGATTCACGTGCACATCGCGGAGGGCTCGGCGCTGCTGCGCGGGGATCACCTCTACGGGTTCGAGAATCGGGAAGACAAGGAAGGCGCCAACGGGGAGACCTTTCTGCGGAAGCGGATGGCCGAGATCGAAGTCCAGCGCGGGAGCTGCATCGACACCCTGAAGCAGCTGGACGGGATGAAGGACGAGTGCGAATACCACCTGAAGCGGCTGCAGCATGTGCGCCGGGGAGTGACGTTGAAATGAGCAAGGTCCGCGTCGAGATCCTACAGGCCTGCGGCAACTGGGCGGCGGGTGACCGTGAGGTCATCGAGGAGAAGCATGCGCAGCGGCTGGTCATCACCGGCTACGCGCGGATCGTGGAGACGGCCACGATGCACGCGCCGGAAGCGGCCGAGCAGGTCCGCCCGGCTGGCCGCGCGCCACGCACGGAGCGCCGAGGCTGATGTACGACCTGGGCCATCAGTCGATCGTGCCGGTGTCGACGGGCACGAGCACGTCCGAACCGCTCGATTCGTCGAGCTTGCGGGACCACCTCCGGGCGTCGAGCAGCGAGGACAGCTTTCTCGCTGAGAAGATCCCGGTCGCGCGGCGGCGGATTGAAGCACGGACGGAACGGTCGTATGTCCGGAATCAGTTCGACCAGGCGATCGACCGGTTCCCGTGTGACCGCTCGCCGATTCGGTTGCTGCGATCGCCAGGCGTCTCAGTGGAGTCGATCACGTGGTACGGCACGACGGGCCTGGCGACGGCGCTGAGCACGGACGCGTACTTCCTGGACACCTACAGCGTGCCCCCGCGGGTGTGCCTACAAAGTGGCTACAGCTGGCCGACGGGCGTCCGAGACCAGGTGGCCGCGGTGATTCGGTTCACGGCCGGGTACGCGTCGAGCTCGTCCCCCACGGTCGGGATCCCGGATCCCCTGATCGAGGCGATCAAGAAGCTGGCGACGGACCTGTACGAGAACCGGGAAGCGTCGAGCCTGGGCAACAGCGTGAACGAGCCGCTGCCGTTCGGCGTGGAAGAGTTACTGAGTGAGTTCGTGCAGCCGGAGTTCGGCTAGATGCCGCCGCTACAGACGCGAATCGGGGCGATGCGTGAGTCGCTCGCGATTCAGACGGTGACGGAAACGACGTCGACCGGGACCGGGTTTCGCACCGGCGCAGCGTCGACGGTGCTGACGATTCCAGCCGAGTACTTGCAACCTGCCGGCGGGCGTGAAGCCTGGGAGCAGTCGGCCGTCGTCGCCGAGCTCGGGCCGAGGTTCCGGGTGCGGTATCGCACAGATATTGAGCCGAAGCAGAAGGCGACCTGGCGGGGCCGCACGCTGCAGATTCACGCCGTCATTCCGGTGATGACGGTCGGGAACCGGTTCCTGATTCTGGAGTGTGGGTACACGGAATGAAGAACCGCCGCGGAGTGACACGGGATCTGCTCGGCGCGGTCTATCCGATCCTGAACGTCGGGACCTTGACGGCCGTGGCGACCGGAGGGCTCTATCACGGGCAAGCGCCGCAGAAGACGCTGCTCCCGTATGGGGTTCTGCAGTCCCCCTCGTCAGCACCAGGCGTGCAGTCGATGGGGAACCCGGGTGAGGAAGTGGAATTCGAGCTGCGCGCGGTATCGGCCGGGCTCGACTACGCGGAGGCGCTCCAGATCATCGAGCTGGCGAAGCAGCTGCTCGACGGGGAACGGCCGACGCTCACGAACCACCTGGTGCTCCGGCTCTGGTGGAAGTGGACGCAGACCTATCCGGATCCTGAGCTCGTGAACGGCGTGCCAGTCTGGAACAGCGTCGCGCGGTTTTGCGCGCTCGTGGATCAGGTGTCATGACGCCGCGCGAGTCGTTCGACGCCGGGCACTTGAAGAGAGCGGCATTCGAGCAGGGCGAACAGATCATCGCGCTGCTCACCGAGATCCGCGACAGCCTGAAGCTGCCGGAACACGAGGAGTTGCCGTGCGCGCATCCCGAGGACCAGCGGACGAACCTCGGATCGATGGGCGAAGAGGAATGGATCTGCCGGCTCTGCACGTTTCATTACGGCCCGGTGAAGAAAGTGAAAGGACCCGATGGCACGCTATCGCAGCAATCTCTCTGAGCGGGAGCTGAACTACTCGGACTCGGGCGGGCCGATCGTGGGACCGGGCGAAGAGTTCGAGCACGACATTCCCAAGGATGTCCTCGCGGACCATCTGCGCATGGGGTTCATCGCGCCCGTGGCCATCGACGAAGGCGAGTCTCACGCGCACGCGAGCCGCTCGGTGTTCGATGCGCTGCAACACGCACCGGGACGAAGAGAGCCGCTGCACGTTCGGATCGACGACAACGACTAACCGCCGCACTCGCGCGGCGTTCACATAACCGAATACTCACAAGGTCCTTCGAGACCAGTTGAGGCCCTGCGCGACGAGGCCCTGTTGAAACGCGCTTTTCGCAGGGCCGATCCCAATTAGCCCTGCTTCCGCGAAAGGAACAGGGCCATGCCGAAACACGTGATCGAAGACGCCCAGGTGACGCTCAACAGCGTCTCGCTGAGCAACCGCGTCAAGAAAGTCACCGTTCTCACCTCTATCCGCGCGCCGCAACTCGCGACGTGCATGACCGACAGCTGGGAAGACCGGCTCAAGGTCACGATCCGCGCCTGGCGCGTGTCGCTCGAGTTCTACCAGGACTACTCGTCCGGCTCCGTCTGGTCGACCCTGAACGGCATCGCCAACAGCTCCGCGCTGGGCGGCGTGCCGATCATCGTCCGCCCGACGACCGAGATCCGCAGCTCTGACAACCCCGAGATCCAGGGCAACGTGCTCCTCGACGGGGACATCCCGTTCATCAACGTCGACGACGTCGGCGGCGTGAACATGGCCGCGGTCAACTTCCTCGGCGCCGGCACGCTGCTCATCGCGACCAGCTCGTCGTAGTTCGCTCGCTTCACACGCGCGCGGAGGCGGCTGGCCGAGCCCCTTCGCGCGCCCTCTCGTAAACGCTCGGCCGGAGGATCTCAATTCATGAACTTGCTTTCTCGTGAGGCGCTGCTTGGCGCCACTGGCTGCCCGGAAGAAACCGTCCACATCCCAGCGCTCGGCGGCGAGGTCATCGTGCGTGGTCTGACCGGCGTGGAGCTCGACGCGTACCACCAGGCGATCACCGTCGGCAAAGGCAACAAGCGCGACGTGAACATGGCGAACCTGCGGACGAAGCTCGTCGTGCGCTGCGTCGTCGATGCCAGCGGCCGACGGGTGTTCGGAGACGACGACGCTGATGCGCTCAGCAAGATCCGCGGCGACGTCATCGGGAAACTTTTCACCGTGGCGCAGAAGCTCTCGGGTCTCTCCGATGAGGAGGTCGAAGAGCTGGGAAAGCCTTCGTCGACAACGGAACCCGGTACTTCATCTTCGAGCTAGCGCTGGAGCTCGGGATGCCCGTTGCCGACTTGCTCGCGCGGGCGAGCGGGCGCGAGCTGCAGGCCTGGCA